CAGGCATCGAGGCGTAAATGTCGTATGTTTGGCACAAGCGAGCGACCGCGGCCTTCTTCAAACCGAATGACCACAGCGTGCGAGCGTCGAGCCTTGCGCTGCAGTCCTTGTCCGGGATCGAGCCCCCGAGAGTGATCCCAGTACCAAGCCAAGATCCACCTCCGCTCACCGAGCCCAAGCAACTCTCGATGCCGGCGGCCGCCAAGCCAGGAGCAAAAACTGATGGCACGGTCGACACTGAGCTATGGCCTTGCGTGGTGACGGTTTGCGCAGTCTGGGATGGCGCACCAGCGATCGAAACGGTGCCGCCTTGGCCACCGACCCCGACCCCAATTCCAACGCCACCCTGACCGCCCTGGCCACCTTGGCCGCCTTGGCCAGAGATCGCGGTGGCCTGCGAAGCGGAGACCGAGGTCGACTTGGCAATGCCAGTACCGACCGCGGTCGTATTGTTCCCACCTGCAAGCGCAGGTGTTGCTGAGAGCGCCAGATAGGCGGCGCTCAAGAACAGTCTTCTCATGATGGAAAGCTCCCCTATTTGAATGGATAATTTGTCCTGGGGCACCGAGCACAGGAGTTACTCAGTGCCCCAAGACGGCGGGTGTTATTTCCTTACCGGAGACACCTCCCGCTGGTCTCCGTCGTAGCTCCCGGCGCGAGCCCTTCGATGTACGCGCCAGACCCCTACGCTGGGCCAAGAATTGTGAGTGTTCATTTGTTTATGTCAACAATATGTTGACGCTAATTTTGTTTACCTTTTGGGTGATATTGCATAGTAGCGAACTTCTTTGATAATGATGCGCTTCTCGATCTTGATGCCGAGCTGCTCGGCACGCTGCGGGATCGAGACGGACTGCCATCCGACCGCTTCTTTGACCTCCTTGGCCGTGCATCCCTTCTGGCGCCTTAGCATGCGCTCAATGATCTCCATTTTCGTTTTAACCAATGTGATGCTCCGTGGTTTGAAATAAGCGCCCCCGAGGACATGGACCACATTATATGCGCATGCGGTATGGGGCCCTCGGGGACTTGAGGAGGGGAAACGGACGCACCGCGGCCACGGCCGTCCGAGTTAGACCTCCCCCGTTTAGGCAGCCTTGAGGGCTGCCATCTCTTCTCCGAGCGTCCACAGCGCTCGGTTCAATGCGGTCGACTGATCGATCCCTTTGACCGCCCTGGTGCTCGCACGACGCAGCTGGCCGGCTGCGTTGAGGCCCGTGTTGTCGAGGCCGCCGCGGATCACGTTCTCCTGCACCCGGTTAAACACGGTCCAGAGATCCTCCTGGCGATCCTCAGTCCGGCGCACCTTGAGCAGATGCTCCGGCTTGACGTTGGTCGTGGCATTGTTGTGCTCGTCGACCGGGAAGCGGATAGCATGCGCCGCTTTCGCGAACAGCTGCTGCTCGGGAGCAGACAACTGCAGCTGACCCCACTGGTCGGGAGCAGACAGAGCACGATCGGCATCATTGAGAACGCTGAAAACACCCTCAATGACTTTCGGAGCCACATCGCCAGAATGACGGACCTTCTGGGTCGTCAGCTGGGTCGACATGGATACCAGCGAGTTGAGACAGGAAATGCGGAACAGGCCGGACAGCAGGTCGTAAGCCGCGGTGCCGTCATTGGCGTTCTTGAGCAGGACCTCGAACACATTGTCACCGACCCTACGCTGCACGTCATCCCGCTTGCGCAGGCGCAGCATGTGCTTCGTGTAGTCCTTGCGGTCCTCGATCCGAGCCACCGACTGTACGGCGCCGACAACACCGAAGCCTTCCTTGTCGAGCAGACGCAACACCTCGATGGTGGCGATCGGCCGAAACTTGGCGGAGCGCGAGTCGTGCGCCTCGGTCGCGAACACGGACGGGGCCAGCTGGCGGATCTCGTCCTCACCGAGGAAGCGTTGGCCAGCATCGAAGCGAGCGGTCGAGGTGTAGATCGAGCCAGAGCGAAGATGGGCAGTCATATGATGCTCTCCTTGAGCGTTGAGGTTAACGAAGGTGAAAATGCCACCTTCTACTGGCTTAAGCCGGGTATCCCGAAGGAGCCCGGCGTAAGCGCGATGTGTGTGCCTGTTAGGCGAGGACCGACTTCAGCTGGTAGATGAAGTAGGTTTGACCGGTATCCTCCTTGCGCTCCTTAGCGAAACGCTTGGCATCTTCCAGGCAGAAAAACTTGGCGATGTCGAGGTGGGTGCGGCTGTTGTAGACGATGTACATGTGATGCTCTTTCCGAGGTGGCGGGCCCCAGTGGCTCGCCGGTGTTTTGGGTTATGTCATGTGTCGGCCGGCGGGTCAACAGGGCGTTTACCTAACCTGTGGATAATTTCCTTTTGCTCTCCCTTTGATCCATCTGATCTGCATGCCTTTGATCCAGCTGCGCGTCTTGGGCGATATCTCGGCCGCCGGAGCTACCCACTTATAGGCATTGGGCCACACGCCGAATTTCTCAAGGTACTTGTTGTCGGCCCAGTACGGGTTATAGCCGCGCTCGTTCGCGAAGGCTCTTAACTCGGCGAAGAACTGAGCCTTATCGCCTACATCTTCCTGCTCCTTCCGCTTGCGCTCCAGCTCCTTCAGCTCGCCAGGAGTCGGCTCGATCTTGCTGTGAGCCGCAGCGACATGTTGGCACATCGGACACTTCGCAACACCCGGCCCCTTCAGGAAGCCACAGGCGGGACACTCCTTCGGCAGCCGAATGCGCTCGGTCACAGTGGTGACCTTGTCTTCTTTCGCATACAACTGGTCATGGTTCTGGTCGATATCGGTCACGAACCCGAGTTTCGAGTGTGTGCTGGTGTGATCGAGTATCAAGCAATGATCTTTGCCAGTGGCTGTGCGCAGCCCGCGCCCCATGATCTGTACAAACAGCATCTCTGACAGCGTCGGCCGCGCCAGGATGATACATCTCACATCCCAGTCGATCCCGGTCGTGAGCGTGCCGACGTTGCATACGACCTCGATCTCGCCCTCGTGGAAGCCACGCTTGATGGCTGCGCGATCGTGCGGCTTGGTGAACGCGTCCTGATAGGCTGCTCTCACACCGCGAGCCGTGAACTGCTCTTGCAGTTTCTTGGCGTGAGCGCGATCGACGGCAAAACACAGTGTAGGTCTGCCGCGGCCCTGCTCGATCCACGTCTCGATGATATCAGCGACCAGTTTGACGTTCGACATGCGCTCGGACAGTTGCCCTTCTTGATAGTCGCCCGCGACTATCTTGATGCCGGTCAGATCCGGGTGCGAACTGGCGTACACCTTGAAGTCACTCAACAGGCCCTTGTCGATCAATTCCTGCGTCGTGCTCGCCTTGATGAGCTTGGTGAACAGCACGCCCAGGATCTTATGCCACGGCGTTGCCGACAGGCCGATCACCGGCTTGTGCAGCCACTGCGCTGGATCGCGCATCCATTTGCCATAGGGCTCGAACCAACGATGCACCTCATCGATCACCACCACATCGCACGCAGGCATCTCGCGCTTTTGCAGCGTCTGGATCGAGGCCACCTGCACCGGCATGCAGCCATCGGTCTGGTGATGGTTCTGTTGGATCACACCGACATCGGTCACACCTTGGCTGGCGAACATCTCGACAGTTTGGTCGATCAAGCTTATCGCCGGCACGCAGAACAATACCTTTTTGTTTTTCCGACGCGCGCCATCGACCAGCGCTGCGCTGAGCACCGTCTTGCCGTACCCTGTCGGCGCCTGCATCACGATGTGTCGGTCGTTATTGGCGATGGCAGTCCGCAGGTTATCCAGTGCTTCGGTTTGATCAGGCCTTAGTGCTCGCATGTCTCGCTCCAGCGTTTATGGTTAACGATTAAGCCAATGTTGGTCTTGTCGCAGTTGAACTTCCGCGCGATGCGCGCGTATGGCACCCCTCCCGCCGCCATCATCCTGATCTCGACCACGTCAAGCCATGTCAGCCGATGGTTAGGGTTGTTTTCGCCACCACGATGCCCGTTCGCCGGCCAAATTTTGGTCATTGGTCGACCTCCGCCATCATCTGGGGCAGAACATCAGTTGCCTGATCGGTTTTGCCCCGTGTGCTCCCCGCGACCCGTCCGACCCCCTCCGGGAGCCGAAGAAATTTTATCAACCCGGAGTCCCGAGCCCAGTCCACCGCACTGTCGGTTCCGATCAGCCCCTCCCCGAGCGCGGTCCCGATCTCGACCAGTTCCGCCTCCCAAAGCCGAACCTGTGCCGCGGCTGCCCTCAGGCTTTGCAGCAGGAACTTGCGGTGACGTTCCTCAGTAGTTGCATTTTCGTTCCGTCGCCTGTTCACCGTGTGATGCTCCTCTCTCCATAACTACTACTATTAATTATCCTTTTCTTACTGATAGACTTCTTTCTACCACTCCCAGTCATCCCCTTACCCCTTCAAGCAAGCACCCGGAAATTGGCCAGCCGGATACGCTCCCCGCCGAAACGAGGCCTTTGCAGCTTGAAGAAGCGGAGATGACTGGAAAACCGAGGCCTTCGGAGTCCCTGATCTGTCTTTCAGCCCCACGTCAGATCGAGCTTTCGCCTAGTCTGTGGGCGGAAAGTACCGAGGGAACCCTGTTGCGTTTTGCGGAATTGAGTGTTAGGTGAAGAGAACGAATTCCGCGGGCAGTGAGGTTACGACACAAAACGCATCATGGGTTCCTCGGTAATTCCAGGAAGGCGCCCGCTATCAACGAGGCGCCTTCCGCTTTTTGTACTCAACGCCGAGTCGTACTGTCATTCAAGCGAAATTTTTCCACAGCAAAAATGTCACAGTCAGGCTTGGTATTTAGCTATGGCCAGCCACACTACATTTTGTGCATTCGCTTTTTGTTCTGGGTCGATCACGAATTATTTCATACGGGTAAAATGAGACATCTGGCAGATGTCACACCGGCAGCTGATACCGCGTCGTCACTGGAAGCTGATATCGCATCGTCCACACCGCATTGCATACGTGATCGATGTTGACCAGCCGGCAGAGCCGGCCGTTCTCGCGCGTGACCGTCTCATAGGCGAGGCGCCGCTTGCCGTCCCAGAACCATCGCTGCAGGCCAGGAAGGTCGATAAAGTAGACGTCGAGCGCCTTCACGAGCGGCATGATGCAGTGGTCGGCGAAGCAAAAGATCAGCAGGTCGACCCCATCGTGCTTCATCCAGCCGTTCTCTTCCAGGGCGAAGCGGTAGTGCGGAAACCCGAGAAGCTCCCAGGTGAATTTATCATGCGGCGCGCGCACGATCTTCTCATCGGCTGTCTTACGCCGGCCGTCGACAGTCCAGAAAGCGGTATCGATCCCGCCCAGCTGCTCCTTCTTGTTCTTGTCATAGGAGTATAGCTCGAACCTCTCGCAGATCTTCGGATACCAGGGCACGAGGAATTTGTCGCGCAGAGGAAGCTGCCACTTTTTGTTGTCTTCGGTGAATGTCGACTCCTGGGTGATATTCTCCCACCTCGTTTCCCACCATGGTCCGCCCTGGGCGCCGAGATCATCCAAAGATATCGACTTGCCGGCCATCACCAATTCCTCTCGATCGGTTCCAAGATAAAACAGGCTATATGCCGCCCGGTACCCTTGCCTTCGGTACCGTCCTCTATCGCAAGCCACTTCACATCCCCCAGGTTTCGGATACGAGCATGCTCGCTGAGGATATTTTTAATTAACATCAACACCCACTTGTCCACAGGATAGACCAGAACAACTCGCTTGCCTTTATGCCATTCGACTATTGCCTTCCGGACCCAGGCGGTAGGACCTTTTTTACGGCCATGGTGAATGATCGACCCAAAAGGCGGGTTGACATAATTGCTTTGGCCCCAGTCGCAGGTGAGACCATCAAAACCTTTCGGTAGAGGATAGGGGCATGGATCGAAGTCAAAATGAAATTCCGCATCAAGTTCAGCATAAAGTTTTGGCGGCGTTATCCAATAGTGTTTTCCATCATCTCCATTACCGCGATGAAATTTGTTCTTCTTTGGCGATAACAGAGACTGATGAACCATTACCAGTTTCTTCCGATCGGCGGCCTGACCGCCCAGTGAGCTATCAGCATCGCCTCCGCCCTGTTATGGTCTTTGACACGCGTCAGCACATGTTTTTGGTCCGGCCATAACCGAAGCGCGAGCCCGCGGGATGCTGCTTTGTCTTCGCTGATCAGCTGGAAATACGCTTTCCACGTCTGCGGCAAGACAAATTCCAATGGCTCGTTGGTTGCCAGGGCGCTGACCGCCCTGAGCATGCCGTATGTCACGCCGAACCTGAAAGAGCCGACCCGGCCGTCTCGCGGCATCGAGTGCACCTCCTCGATCACGATGCGCCGTGGCATCAGATGGTATATCCAAGCCGACAGAAGCCTGACGTCGATCTCGCGCCGCTTGCCGACAACGCGGGTGGGAAGGTCAATGACATCCTGGAAGAGGCCGCAACTGTCGTCGAGAGCCGCGGCCGCTCCATCTATGCCGGGGTCGATCGCGATAATGATCACGCTGCCCCCGGCTGGCCGCTACCTTGTTCTGACCGTTTGGTGAACAGGCTGCGCTCCTCCGCGGCATCTGCGGCCTGTTTGGTCTGTTGGGCTCGGAATTGCGATCGGGTCATAGACACGCCTGACGTTGAAGGCATCTCATCGATCGGCTTGAACCCTTTGTGAAGCTCTTCCTGATGGTCATGGAAGCCCTTCATGTAGGCGTCGTAGCCCGGGGTCCCTGGCGCGTAGATCGGCGCAGCTGGCTTGCCTGTGCGGCTCGCCTCTTCACCGTCTGCGTAGGCCATCATCTCGACGTCGTGCGGGTCGTCCTGCAGGAACAGGTCCAGCTGCTTGCCCAGGCTATATCCGAGCCAGCCCGCGATCGTACAGTCACGCGCGATCTCAAGCTTGATGGCCTTCTCACCGGGCTCGGTCTGCAAGCGAAACGCGACGTCGAAGTCCCTCTTTAGGAAGCCATCCGACTTCGCCGTCTTGAGCGCATTGCGCAGGTTCGAGTTGGCTGTCGCGAGCAGCGCCTTTAGCCGGGCAATTTTCGGCAGGTGCTCATCGAGGAACAGCTTTTTCGACGTGGCATCGACTTTGACGTTTTTGCGCATGGCGATCTCGGGCGCCTT